CAGCAGCTTTTCGGCCGTAGAGGAGACCGCTCGGGGTCTCGGAGTACAAACCAAGAATATACGTAAATAGGGCGCTTTGCCTCCCTATGTTCGCAGGAATATAATTCAGGGGCCCATAATATGGAATTTCCACATCCATATTAGGGTTGATAGCAGGTACAATATAATTCTCAGCCGTGCCCTGCGCACGGTTAAAAGTGAGATTATTAGGAGTGTTATTCGTCACTGGAATAGAGGGCTGTGTGTCCGCCAATACACACCGCACATAATTCCAGTTCTGATCCGATATATACTTGTACCGCATAGAGCCTCGCCGGGCAAAATAACTCGGAGTGAACCAGGTTATAAAATGCCAGGGGGCGATAAAGGAAATGGTGGAAGTGGAGTCCCAAATGGGATAGGAAGGGAAGTCCACTGGATTAGAGGGGAGTTGGTTAATCATAAAATTGTTATTAGCCGTAAAGTCCTGTCCGATGAATAAATTGTACCTCTTGCATAGAGAGCGAAGGGATAAAATCTCCTCACCAAAATGGACACCAGGGAGATAAGAGTTATCTCCATAGGTGGGGACAAGCACTTCACTAGCAGTAACCCCAACTCGTTCCTCATATCCGGCCTCGGCTGCACTACGACTTGGTGGAGGGAGGTATCCGGATTGTGGGGTTGCGTCACCAGCGTACGCCTCACCATCTATACCACCCGTTCCGTAAGTCACTGGCAGAGTAGGGGTACTCGCCTCAGGACGGAAACGGTAGTTCCCTATATTTGTGCTGAGGTCTGGGTACGCTACTCGATAATCATCACCAGCGCGGATGTAACAGTTGATATCCACAGTCGCAGGCTCGTACGGCCCGGACAACTCATTGAGAACCTCTACGTAAATCATACCATTATCCGTCATGTTATATCCAGAATTCGCTATTACGTACTGGGCGCCTCCGGAAACATAAGTAAATTTCATCACCGAGACAGAGGCGTAAGGATGGTCCTTAGTATAACCGACAGAAAGTGTGACCTCCGTATTGGCGGAGATATCAAGCACCCTGTTCCACGTAACGTTGGTGTGATCCAAGCCGGACTTTATATCATATCCAGTGGGAATATACAAAATGCGGATTCGACCCCGGTGGTAAGGAGAGGCAACAACTTGAAACTTATATTCAATTGTCCCGGTCCAATACCGAAATGGCATAGTGCCATAGCCCAGGGCGGTAGGGAAAAGGCGGGTTGGGGAATCCAAAGATGGCGTAAGACATGGCATTACCGGAAACTGAAATAAGGTGGATCCCGCGGAATCTGTACTGGACCACGGGCACTTGAGTAAGAGCGACTCGCGCTGAAAGATATGATTCAGGGTCATAGAATCCACTTCTCCAGGCAGTCCGGTAATCGTGGGGTCAATTGTAACTTCGTTCTTGGGATCAAGAGTGAGTTTAGTCACTGTATCTCCACCCTCGGAGTATGGGAGGGGAGATCCCAGGTTGGGCTTCATATTCGTGTAATCCACTATGATAGCAGGTGACGAATAGCCAAACAAAGATGCAATTTTCCCAAACGCGGTAGCACCGATTTCAGTAGCTCGAGCAAAAACCCCAATAACAGGGACCTCGACTAACGCCGCAGCACTAGTGGCAACGGCAGATGCGATATTGGAAACCGGTCCTTTACCATATTCGTCCTCCTTAACCCTCCGAGACATCGGTTGCTTCTTCCCTGCTTGCGGAACCGCGGGAAGGATATTGGGGTAAGGCGTGGGTACCTCAAGTCGGGCATCATCCATCCAAGCATAAACAGTTATAGTACAAGGAGCAGTTGGAGATGCAACATTCGCCTGTCGCAATGGATTAATATCCTTAGCAACGAATCGTCCGACATTAATACCCATAGCGTCTTCAACATCAAAACCGGGATAGCCAACGGGGGCTAAATTGTAAAAGTTCTTTGGACATAAAAAGGGTAGGACGAGATCCTGAGTGACATTCTGTCCAGGAGTGAGGTAAACGTGTGGTCGTTGAGTGATTGTCGAGTCTACTCCTGACCAGCACACATAGCTTTTCCGTGCGTACGGCATATACGCATAAATCTTCATACCGTAATGGAAAGGAGAAGCATTTATTTGGAAACGCATGTGGAAGTTACCTCGAAGATACTGGTAGTTTTGCATCTTAAACTGAACTGTTGTTCGCTCCAGGAAGCGGGCTATAGGCCGGAGGATTGGATCTCCGCCGCCAGTGGAGGTAAACTCACTCCAAGTATACTCTCCCAGTTTAATGGGACGAGCCAGCCATTCTGCAATCATTTGGCCATCGGAGGAGTTATTCAAAATGCCCAGAGGATAAGAAGTTCCAGTCGCACTCGACTCCATGACTTGGTCGACATCATCGAAAGTAACCACTTCCTGTTGCGATATGTCATTTATGGCCGATGATGTCTCGTCCAAGGGTGCGAAGTCTCTTGCTTCGCCATTAGTAGTATCATCAGTATTTTTAGAAATCCATTTATAACACGTCAGGAGCTGGATTAAGCTCAAGACGCGGGTCTTGTCTAGGCGCAACCCATTGGTATCGGGATCTCTCCCTGCGTTAATTTCTCAGCCACGCCAACCGGGGCGACAATCCGGCACGTCTAACTAAGAAATCCCATATTTAACATAGGCTCCACCAGGGGGGCGGTCCACAGTGCATACTCACAAAAATTCCGTAAATAATTCACACCTGTCATAAGCTTCCAACAGCTCATCGAAAGATGGAATTTCAAACGGAATAGGGTCGTAAAACTTCCGACACAGGTCGACAAACCACTCGAACTTCTCACGGCCATAAAAGAAATGTTCTCTACACAGCGAGGCGAGCTTATCCCGCTCTTGATCAGCTAACGCAGGTGAAGAAGCACTTCCGCGCACCAGTATGGTGTGAATGCTCTTTTGGAAGCTCGCACCCTCCAGGGGAGCAAACATACGCTGCTCAAATGGGGAGAAAGACCTTCGGAGAAAACTTGTCCAATAGACTTCATATGTTCAACCATATCATGGTGCCGCAGATCTCCAATGGACGGGTGCAGTGATAAAATATTATCATCCCCGTAAACCATTGCACGGAGGCCTCCAGCGAGTTGATCAGTGGTTGCCTTGGGGTACATTTCGAGCACTACGTGTAAGATGTATAGCTGGTTAACAATGGAGTTCAGTATAGCCGTGGCCGGTTGACCAGAGGGGTTAGTGGAACTCATGAGAACAAAATCACCCATGTACATAGTCCAGTGGTGTATGGTGTCAAACGCTAAAGATCGCATCACGCGCACATCTTCATCGGTGTACGTCAAGTATTTTATAGCGAGATCAATCATGAATTCAAAAGCTCCATAGATAAAGTCCGAACCCATATTTTTGTCAAATGAGGAGTAATCACCAGCAACAACTCGATGGGTAATCTCTCCATCAAAGGTGAGGTAGTTGAAGAGTGCAAGCCACTCCGAGGACGCAGCGTTCATTCCGACTGCAATACCAAAAATGAATCGACAATCCATAATCATGGCAATGACCGGTAAGTAGTACATGCGGAAAATGATATTATACGCAAATGGGGAGCACGCAAAAACACGAACTTTAGCTCGCTTCTGTTTCTCAAACGTGATAGGCTCGTCCTTAAGTGCCAATTTAAAAACTGGAGAGCACAACTGGCCACGACGATATCGTTCCAACATTCGTGTAAGAGAGTCCTGGATCTCTGGGGAGAGTGTTTGTTCCTCCACATTGATGTACTCTCTTTTGACTCCGCGAAGAGGCCAACCCGCAGAGGTATCGTTGTTCATATGGTCAAAATAATCGACTCCGGGTATACCGAACACGCTTTCCACTGCGCTAATTGGGCGAGTCACACGAGGATCAAAACGAATATTCTCGAGCCGCTTACTAATAAGCTTGAGATAAAACCTGCGAAGGTAATTGACTCGAGTGTAATCATGATACCGATAGCACATACCAGAGTAGCTAGTGTTTATTGGACTCTTCCATTGGAAACTGGCCCCGTTCGCCTCCATTCTGCCCCTAAAATTAGGAATAGTGTGGGTCGGGGGATAGTGTGGGACAAAATACTCGGAATAACGCGTAGGTCGCAATCGCGAGTTGAGACTCATACCCGTGGAAGGTGCAGTGCCAAGCACGGTACCGATGACATCATCACAACCCCAAAACTCAGACATAACATCAACTGGCTTGAGTTGCGCCAAATCCAACCCCTGAGGGGTAGGTTTCGAGTCACAATAATAGCCAAAAACATGTTGGGCTTTCTTCACGGCTTGAGTGATGAGACCCTGATATATGGGTGTTGCGTAACCTAGCACGGGGTTACCCGCACAATGGTGACCCACCACGCAAAATCCAGAGCCAGTATTTAGGATATACAAAGATCCGCACATACCTTGTCCAGTGTGCGTAGTCTCGTAGAAACGGGATCCAGCCACGACAAAGGAGGGATTCTCATACATTCCTCCGATGAAGCAGGGTTCAGCGCTCATATTTACTGCTCCATCATCCTCCATCACAAGATCCGTGCGGTATGCCGCACAGCGTTGAGAGAGAGTGGTGAAGTGTTTTTGGACGAGAGTGCGGAATTTACCCCCACGAGGGGAAACTGTGGGCAAGTAAACACACGATAGATCAAATCCTTCCAAATCAAAGGTATGTTCGGGTCCAACAGTTACCGTTACGCTAGGAGTAACACCAGAAGTGACGCGCAAATAAGTCAGACTTATTTCTAAGATTTCCCCCACCACAAAGTGGCGATTTATCAAAAGTACGTGTGGGACAATAAATACTCCACGCGTAGTGTAAATGTGCCCTTTCGTCTTGATAACACAATAAACAGTACACGTAGCCAGCGCATCCAACAAGTCATGTAGAGAAACTCCCCGCTTAACAGGGATCAAACCAGAATGTACGGGTATAGAGAAGTTTCGCCCATCCCGTGCCCATCGCGGACGCATGGCTTTATGGTAGGACGCAAAAGACAATTGGTGAGTATCCGCCTGTGGAGAATCAGAGCGGGAGATGGCAAGTGTCCTAGCTGCGAACAACGCTCCAAGTGCGACAGAACCGAGTAACAAGGACTCCGTTGAAATGAGACTTGCCAAAACCTCAGTCACCTCACCCTTAGACTGAACAATAAGTTGCTTAACGCGCAGCAATGAGCGTCGGGTGGCGGCTAGTGTGTTTTCGAACAACGTATGCACGCGTGTCCTGCTAAATGTAAACTGTTCAGCTAGATCAGTGACAGACCGGAAAGTACTGTTAGCAGACTGCGTCACATGCCGAATCTCGCGCACAACACCATCAACTGCAGTTTCCGAGTGTTGCACAAAGAGAAACATGCGGACCAGAACAGCGATTGATGTTATGCCAACAGCGGCTCCGACCAATTTAAGTTCCCATGATTGTTGGCAGGGGCAATCACACAAACGTGTCAAACCACAGTGGGGACATCGACTTTCTCCTCGTAGAGCGCGCAGTTTTGCAACCTCGCGTGAAATATGAGTACGTGCCATATCACGCAAGGTAACACTCAAGCGACTAACACTATTAGTTTCTAAAATAAGGGTGGGAACTTTATAGGGCTTCTGCCAACGAAAAACCTTAAAGGTATAACCAGTTGTAATAATATCGTCCGATTCAGTCAGATTTGTTGAATTAGCAACCTCGACAAAAATAAATCGGCGAAGCACAGCTTCGGGACTGGTGGCGTAATGGTGCGCATTTAAGTCGCGCTTGTTGGTAGTTCCTATAATTAATGGACTATCAAAAAGCACCTTCCCTTTACTCTCAAACGCCATATTGAGATGATGGGGATTGGAACTGATAAGGGAGGTGAATTCCATCATTGCCATGTTGGATGCGGGGATGTTGGGGTTGCCAGACGCTACCTCCTCCATAACGACAGTATTGTGGGAACTGGTATATGTTTCCCAGTATTCGTCGGTTCCAGTCATATTACGTTCAAACACGTACTCCGAACCGACTAATAGTCCCATGGAGGATTGTAAACCGGGAATCAACTCCGGGATAAGAAAGGATTTACCCGCACCAGGCTCTCCATACAACATAATAGCGAATGGAGTGACACGGGACGTAGAATTGCCTATGCTCGCCTCGAGAAATTCAAGCGCGTCAGTAATGCGGGCGTTAATTCCCCGTAACAGCGCGTCATTCGACGAATTAAGCGATCCGGCATGGATCTTTGACAGCATCTTCCGGAAGTTAAGTAACTCCAAGATTTTGTCACTCGCGGTATATGGCGGGGAGGTTTCTCCTCCTGAAACGAGATAATCGGTCCATGTCACTAACGGACGGGCAATGACATCATCCACCTTGTGGCCCAATTCCATGAGAGACGTCCCATCATTGAGCAGGTAATCGGAGCCAATGGTACACACTCCAACTATTGCGGAAATAACTCCCCACGCCAGATTGCCAGGGGAGGCTTGATCGCTACCGCCTGGGAAGTAGTGTTCAATGAAATCGGAAACCTTAATCGCTACATATTTAAGACCGGGAGATATCTGTACGCTAACAAAGTAAGAGCTGAAAGCCAAAATCAACTTAGTAAGGCGGAAACGACGAACATTACCAACATTCTGGATCCATGAAGCTGAGGTTGCAAGTTCTACAGCATATATCTTCCAGGCTGTCAGATCGGGATAGACTAAGAATTGGGACATTTCAGGTTGCGCACCACGTATCTTCTGGTAATAACGTTCAAAGATAGTAACCAATTTGTCTCGTCCTTGGTAAGCACCCACAAGCGAAACGAGTACACCGGTACCAAATAGGTAGCGAAAGAGGGACCATACAGTAGCTTCGGATAAGAAACCCCCCTGCGGCACGGAATATTTCGCAAGACGTTGCTTGGCGCGCAATTGAGAGCGCTCTTTATCCGAAACGCGTCGGCGTTCATCCCGCTCCTTCCGCATACGATATTGGCGGCGCTGTCGTCGAACTTGTCTAATGGCGTGATAAACGCCACCTGTGGTGACCTTGTGTTTCTCACAATAGATAAGCACATGGGCATGCAGATCCGGATTAGCCTTGTGTAAATTACATAAGGCATTTCGCTCACCCTCGGTGAGATCCGAAAATTCAAAGCATTGCGCAACTGGGCGAAACACAACCAGTGCAAACACCACGTACAGAAAACATAGGACGAAACAGGTTCCGTACACTACTACAGTCTGGTGTGGTCGAAGAACAAGAACATGGGAGTCCTCTTCGATATATACTTTACGTAGATACGCAGCATCAACAAGAGGAGTAAAGTTCCAGAAGGTCCACATAAGGAACCACTGGAGGGCAGACAAAAGTCCATTCACAGTTAAACGGGGTACTGTGAAAACCACTGGGTCGATAACCGTGACCTGCGGATAAAAAGAAAGAACCATGGTGTTAGGTTGTTAAATGCTCTGTATCTGATAAAAGCTGGGTAAACAGAGAACCGCTGGGCTAAAGGTAGCCAACCATTTGTAATTATTGCCTCGATTACAGAAGCGCTGACTCCAGATGTTCGGCCGTCACTGGAGAACCGCACTAGAATACAACGTTGGAGGGCGAATAACAAAAAGGATAAAATAAATATATAAATCTTATAGTCATTATAAATAAATAAATTATGATAAAAATACTCAAACACGAAATCATAGGTGCAGATGATAACAATGTTTGAGGGAGACATCATAAAGTGGGTTTGAGCATTGTGCCGTAAGTTGGACGGCCACGCAGCACAACCATCAAACAAAATGAGGCCAAATAAATATTGGCGACAGGAATATTGTTCGTGCAGAGAAAAAAA